TTCTTAATCTCTGACTTCTGATCGTCGGTTAATTTATCGGCGAGGACGGGCTTGACACACACATAGATCGCACCATAATCAGGTGGATTATTATCTTCACCACCCCATGTAGAGAGGGCATCGATGTCAGAGAACTCTCTCTGAATGATCGCACGATAATCATCGGAGGTAACGGCCCGATTTTGAGACGTAAATGTAAGAGGAGCATTATAACGAATGGACTCCATTGTTTCCTGATCGGCACCACCGGTGGCATTCGTCACGGTCGTTAATGTAATGTTAGAGTAACCACCGATGTTATCCACCTTTGAGAAGGCAGACGCACCATTGGCATCCTTACCATTCGTGTAAACATAATCGACGGTCACGATATTATTGTTGGTCGGTTTAAAGCCGGTAATACCATCGCCGAAATATATCTCGTAGTATTCATTTGAATTCTCTTGAAGATGATAGATCTTTGATGTAGAGATCACATTGAGCAGCGTGGTAAACTTTGAATAGATGTCATAGGCCGTTGATTCCTGATTGGCCTGAACACGTACACGAAGTGTAGAGGTATCGACATCTTTATCGGATATCTGAAACTTTTGTGTATCGAGATCATTATCCACTCTAAACTTCAGGGTCTTATATATGCCCTCGGCAATTGGCACATTTGTAAACGTATAGATTGAATTCACCTTCGAAGCGGTCTGAGTTTCGGTTGCAACAAAGTTATATTCTGATCCGTCTACAATTGAAGTAAACTTTGTACCACGAGGAAGAGATAATGTCTGAGGTGTATCTGCAATACCTGTTACATTCACTGTTACATTAATGGTTGCTCTCGAGGCCAGTTTAGAACGAGGTGTATAACCCAATAGATTGGCACGAGAAACAACATTACCTCTTATCTGAGCAGAATCAAGAAAGGCCTCGTTCAATGCAAAATGAGCGGCCATTGCATTGTAATGAGTATTATAAGATAATACATCTAGAAGAACGGATAGACCGGATCCTTCAAAATCATAATCATTAAATGTAGACTGAGTCTTCAAATAATTCTTGAGATTCAATTTAATCTGATCAAAATCAAGTTCTGTTACTTTTAAGTTTGTTGCCATGTTATTCTCTCTTTATGTAATCAACCCTGGGTGTGTTCCGGCCCGGGGAAAAAAATTTTTATCTGAGCCTCCTTAAAACAATTTCTACGTTCTGGTCTGTATTAAATTCTTTTATCCGGAATAAAACAGTAATCCTAAACGCTGTCCCTTGGGAGGCTTCTTCGACGTATATGGCCTGCAAGCTAATTCGCGGTTCGTTCTTAATTAATACTTCGCGTATGTTCTCTCTTAATGCTATACGTGTTATAACGTCGTTCGGTTCAAATAGTAATCCCCTTAGATTGGCCCCTAATGTGGACTGAAAAGGCCTCTCATAGAAATTGGTTTGTAATAGATTCTTAACGGCGTTCTTAATGGCCTTCTCATCTCTTAAAGGTATTATGTCTCCGTTACGAGGATGCGGGGTTAGTTTAAGATCAAGGTCTGCCCAACCTTTCTTTCTCGATACTAATGATTGTCCTGCGCTATCTGATAATCTACTCATAGATCTATTTATATCCTTTACTATGTACTTTTTCTATTATATGTGTTATAATATACTAGGTTATTGTCTTCTCACCGGTCTCTTCATCGTATGTTACTGTACTGCCACCGCCGTATGGTTTTGATGTCATGGTTGTGGCCGGTGTAGGACTGCTCGCTCCACCCGTACCCGGTACTTCTTCATGAACATGTGTGGCCAGTGTAGGTGCATTACCGGCGTCTGTTGAAACATCTCCAACCGAATGAGTTGTTTCTGAGACCCGTAGAGTCCCTGTCACACTCGTATTTCCTACTATATTTACAGTATTATTACTTGAATTAATCTCGACCGTGCCATCTGGGTGCAGCCTGAAGTATGTTCCGGTGTGATGTGTTACAATGATATCTTCTGCACCATCTGTATCGTTTATCTCTATGATGTTATTGGCCGGCGAAACGTAGACATGTTTGTTATGCGCTTCGTTCCGGGCCGGACTGGGCATATCTAATCCGATCTGAGTAGGATAAGACCCGGTAAAACCAGCCTGGGTGTCCCTGAGTTTCTCTGTTTGAGATGCTATAGAGCCTAATATAAGAGGATCCTGCGCAGAGGGTCCGTCTCTAAAGAAGCCCACCACCCATGAACCACTCATTAAACGATGGTTGGACCCTATACCCTGTACGCCGGCCGAGGTGGTAGGTCCCATAACTGTGGCCCATGGTAGATTATCTGTTGATAGTATACCTTTATCCTCTGTATGAAAGCCAAAGCATCGTACCTTTACTCGACCGAGGTTCTCTGAATCAACGATATCTTCTACTACACCAGTGAACCATACGAACTCACCGCCTATAAACTCATCATACTGTCTCATTCTTTTATATGTCCTCTTTTGGTCTCAGGTTTGCTTCTCCTTCGCGGATCAGCCGAGGCCTTAGTTTTGATCAGTCTCTTCCCTACTACCCTATACTGATTTACGCTCAATTTTTTTTCATATGTCCAAATAAAAAGAAATGCATTTATATATTTTGAAAAAAAATCCCAAACCCTTCCCATTATTTCTTTCGTTTTTTTAAAAATCACATTGGTTCTCCGTCTAGATCTATATTGGTACTGTCCTTGATACAATCGATCTGCATATTATACTCATCTCGAAAGGTATGATGTATTCGATGTACAATATAATCACCCGTTAGATACATATCCTTTAATCCTGTTGCATCGATACCTAATGATTTCGGTATATTGATCGTTATTTTTTTACCCGGTGTCATTGTATAGTCTCCGGCCACTGTAATTGTTTGTGCCATCTGTGTGAGATTCTCTTTGACCGCTTCACTGATCAATAATGTAGGCGTTGCGGTGCTATGATAGTTATCCAGTTCGTAGGATTTTTTGTTCAATGAAATAAAATAGTGTTTAGAATCTCTTGTCTGAGAATATTTTATCCCGTCTATATCTGCATTCTCACTAAATGGTTTATTTTTATTTAATTTACACGGATTCTGATTATTATAATCATAGAAGAACGTATTATATTCTTTATTACTGTAATCCAACGTATGCATTGTCGATCCATATGCTCCATTATTTACATTGACCAACGGAGAACTGTTCATATCTGATGATAATCTTGTAATCTGCTCCGAAACTTCTTGATAATGTTCGTCCGTACCGATTTTTGTGGTAAGAAATGGTCGCTGAAAATAAATTTTATGGACTTCTTCTTCACACATACTCTTATAACTGTCAAATTTTATTCCTTCTGCGGCCGTATCGTAAAAATAAAATGGTGTCTGTCCGTCGAAACTGTTTCTTTTTAACCATTGTATCGCATCAATCGGAGATATTCGTGGAAAGATACCCTTTAAAATCCCTTTGGTTTCCGTATTTAACTTTCCGATCTTCTTTACCTTCATATCTTTCTTACATATGTCGGCAATCAGAGAACCCAATGATCCTTCGAATGGTCTTACTAATTTTTTTATCGCATCATTGTACATATGCTCTTTAAAACAGAGTACTCGATAGATTTGTAGACCAGGTTTTGGTCGTACTAATCCGGTTACTTCAGTAATTTTTAAATCAAGATCAAATTTTTTCTTCGTTTTATTATTTTTTTCTAATGTGGTGTGCTGAATACTTAAAAAAATCTTTTCGTTACCAGTTATCAGTGCGTTCTCTAAAAATTGGATTGCATCTCTTATACCCAATGTGACCAAAATAGATTCTGCCTCTAATTCTTCTACAATATCGATCTCTGCGACCAATCCTTTGATATCATATTCTTTACCGGAATTAGAGGTCAAAATACATTGATTGACAGTATAGGCCGTTGGTAATATAGCAGAAGAACCTCCTCCCGCTATCATTGATGAATGTTTAGGCATTGATGAGTCTCTCGAATTCTTCTACGAATTGTTCAATATATTTTGGTGATATGATTTTTATTTGTGATCGATCAAAATTTAATCCTTCGATATATGCCTGATTCGTTATATAATCTACATTATTCATTGATTCTGTTCCCGGAATATTCTCTGATATTTGAATTGGCCTATTTTTTGGATCTATTCCATCATATAATGTATTACCATAAGAATCTGTATTGGATTCTGATAAACTATAATAATGATGTGGTGCCATTCGATATTTCCACGATCT